CAGTTGCTTCAAGGGGATCATGACATTGATAATGACACTATCAATCTTGCCCTTTATACAGATTCTGCAACTTTAAATGGAAACACAACAGCCTACTCAGCCACAAACGAAGTAGGTAATTCAGGAACATATACAGCAGGTGGTGCAACCTTAACAGGTGCTACTGTTGGTTTAACAGCAACTAGCGTTACAGCATCAACAGCATTCGTTGACTTTGCAAATGCAAGTTTTACATCAGCAACAATATCTGCACAAGCAGCATTGATCTATAACAGATCATCAGCCGCTACTAATGCAGCTATTTGTGTTCTTGATTTCGGAAGTGTAAAAACATCAACAAACGGTACATTCACAATCGCATTCCCAACTAACGATAAAGACAGTGCTATATTAAGATTATCTTAATATAAGAGGTCATTACCATGGCAGATGCTTGGGGTGAAGGTACATGGGGGCAAGGCTTTTGGGGCCAACAAAGTTCGGTCACAGTATCAGTTACTGGGTTATCGACAACAGCAGCGCTTGGCACAGAGTCAGTTGTTGCTGATAGTTTAGTTACATTAGACTCACTTCAATCTACTTTTACTTTAGGCACAGCAGCAGCAGAACAAGAATCTGTCTTTGATTTAACAGGTGTAACATCTCAATTTAATTTAGGCACTGTAAGTGTTGAAGAAGGAGCAGGAGTTACTCTTGATAGTCTATCCACATCATTTGCTGTAGGCACTGAAAGTGCATCAGGAACAGTTGATGCGGGTTGGGGAAGATCCACATGGGGGTCTTTTGCTTGGAATGAAAACATAACACAAGAAGTCAGCGTCACGGGAGTGACTATGGCTACGACTCTAGGTACCACAACTCAAGAAGTTGGAACTGGTGTTATAGTTTCAGTTACCGGTCTTGAGATGACAGGTGCATTGGGCACCACATCACAAACAGGAACAGCCGTAGAAACTCTTGATAGTCTTTCAGTAGGTGTTGCTCTCTCAGGAGCGACGGTATCAGGTGAGGGTAGTGTTGCTGTTATAGCACCCTCTGATCAATTAGATTTTGCTATTGGAACTCCTGTAATAGATATTTTCACACAGGTAGATCCAACCGCAGTTACAATGACTGCAACTCTTGGAACTGCTGTAGCAGAGGCAGATGCTTTAGTCACTCTTGATAGTTTATCTTCATCATTTGCTACAGGAACAGAAACAGTTGAAGTGGGAACTGGTGTAATTGTAAGTGTTTCAACAGTTGCAATGAGTTTTGCTACAGGCACGGAAACAGTTGAAGGTAGTGCTTTAGTAAACGTCACAGGACTTGACTTAACCATAGTCACAGGTAATCCTTTCTCTACACCGTGGGCGAATGTAGTTACAGGAGCAAGTAATACTTGGACAGAGGTAAATGCTGCGTGACATTTAAGGTAATAGATAATTTTCTTTCAGATAAAAATTTTGAAAAAATACAGAATACAGTATTATCGAACAAATTTGTTTGGTTTTATTCTGATTGTGTGAGTAAACAAAACGATGGTGATTTTCAATTTTCCACTATGTTAGATACTGAAAACGATGAAATAGTAAAATTGTTTAAAGAAAAAATACAAATAGAAAAGGTGATTAGAGTTAAAATAAATCAAACTCATAGAACAAAAAATCTTTTAATTCATAAACCACATGTTGATCAACATTTTGACAGTAAAGCTATGGTTCTTTATTTGAATACAAACAACGGATACACTTATTTTGATGACCAAAAAGTGTCCTCAAAAGCCAATAGGGCGATTCTTTTTGATGCTACTGCCTTACACGGAGGAACTACTTGCACAGATCAAAAGAGAAGAGTAGTATTGAATATGAATTATATTTAATGTTGAATTTTAGATGTAAAAAGATATATTTTTAAGAGGTTTAAACATGGCAAGTACATATTCAGATAGACTCAAATTAGAACTCATGGCCACTGGCGCTAATGCCAATACATGGGGTACTAATACCAATAATAATTTAGAAGTAGTAGATGCTTTTGCAGCAGGATATTTATCAAAATCAGTTGCAGGTTCAGCAAATATTACACTTTCAACAGCTAATGCCTCTGATACAGCAGAATCATCAAATAAAGTAATTGAACTTACAGGTGCTTTAACAGGGGATATTGTTGTCTTTATTCCTGCTGTTGAAAATAATTATACTTTTTTTAACAACACTACAGGTTCACAAACTTTAACAATCGCAGCAACAGGACATACAGCTAATGGTACTTTGATTACACAAGGCGCACATACCACTGTTTATTGTGATGGCTCATCAGATTTTAATGTAGAAATTGCAAGTTCAACAGACGCTGCTGCTTTAAACAAAGGAACCTTACCAGATGCAAGATTTCCTGCGACATTGCCCGCAGCTTCTGGCGCTAACTTAACAAGTTTAAACGCATCAAACTTAGGATCAGGAACTGTTCCTAATGCTCGTTTAGATGCACAACTTCAAGATGTAGCAGGATTAGCTGTTACTGATGGTGGTATTATTGTCGGTGATGGTGGTAATTTTGTTTTAGAAACAGGAGCTACTGCAAGAACAAGTTTAGGTTTAGGAACATCATCTGATGTTCAATTTAATGATATGCAAGTAGACTCACTTGGTGTCGCTACTGCAGCATCAGGAACAAGTGGTGAGATTAGAGCCACAAACGACATTACTGCTTTTTTTTCATCTGATGTCGCATTAAAAGAAAATATTCACAACATATCTTCACCTATGGAAAAAGTACAAAATCTTAATGGTGTGCTTTTTGATTGGAAACAAGAATTTATTGACGCCAAAGGTGGGGAAGATGGTTATTTTGTTCGTAAAACAGACGTAGGTGTTATAGCTCAAGATGTTGAAAAAGTTTTACCAGAGGTCGTAGGCACAAGACCTGACGGAGTTAAAGCCGTTAAATATGATCGTTTATGTGCTTTATTAATCGAATGTGTAAAGGATTTACAAACTCAGGTCAATGATCTTAAGAAGGGAGAATAAGTTATGCCAACACCTTCAGGTCAAATAGGTCTTTCAGACGTAAACGCAGAATTAGGAAACTCTCCCACAGCTCAAATAAATATGGACTCTGCGCCTGTAAGAGGATTAGCAGAAGTTCCTAGTGGAGCCATATCCATGTCTGACTTGCAAAATAAGTCTAATGTAAAATTTATTGTTGCTTCAGGTGGCTCAGAAAGCACTGATGGAGATTTTAAAATTCATACTTTTAATAGTAGTGGTACATTCACCGTAAATGATGCAGGTAACTCAGGAGGATCTGACACCGTTGACTTCTTAGTAATTGCAGGTGGTGGAGGTGGTGGTCGTGAACCAGATTCAAGAGCAGGTGGTGGAGGTGCAGGTGGTTTTAGACTTGACTATCCAAATCCCGCTACTGGAGGTTTACCAGTATCAACAGGTGGAATACCTGTCACCATTGGTGGTGGAGGTGGACCCAACAGTCCTGGCAGTTCATCAAATTTTTCTACAATAACTTCATCTGGGGGTGGTAGCCAAGGAAGACCAGGCGGATCTGGTGGTGGACAACACACCTTTCAATCTGGTGGAACAGGTAATGCAGGGGGATTTTCACCTCCTGAGGGAAGACCAGGTGGAACTTTCTCTAACCAAGCAGGTGCAGGTGGTGGTGGAGCAGGCAGTAATGGTCAAAATGGATCAGGTAACACCGCAGGTGGTGGAGGTTCAGGATCACCTACCAATATAGATGGCACTTTCTCAAGTAGAGCAGGTGGCGGTGGAGGCTCTGGTGGAGGTTCCGAAGGTCCCGCTAATGATGGTGGTGGAGCAGGTGGTCGTCAAACAGGTGGACCTCGAGCAGGAAGACCAGGTACAGCTAATACCGGTGGCGGAGGTGGAGCAGGACCCTCTACTCGAGCTAATGGCACAGGTGGAAGTGGTAAAGTAATTATTAGGTACAAGTTTCAGTAATGGCACATTTTGCAAAATTAAGTGATGAAAATTTAGTTCTACACGTAGAAGTTGTGGATAACTCAGTTTTAGAAGATGAAAATGGTAATGAGCAAGAGTCTTTAGGAATCGCATATTTAAATTCAATACACGGATGGCCTCATTGGAAAAAAACCTCTTATAATACAATTAAAGGAAAACATTATGAAGCCGATCATCAAACAGAATCTTCAGATCAATCAAAAGCTTTTAGGAAAAACTTTGCCTCTATTGGTGGAAAATATGATTCTACAAAAGATGCATTTATACCTGAGCAACCTTTTAATTCTTGGATTCTTGATGAGACTACATGCACATGGATTCCTCCTATTACTGAGCCAATTACGGAAGAAGAAACAAAAAGAATTTATTGGAATGAGTCAAATCAAAGTTGGGACGCAGAAGACGTTGATGGAACAATTTTGAGATGGAGCACAGAAACATCTTCATGGAGTGCTGTTTAACTTTCTAGATGAAAGATAAAGTAGTCCTATCAGAATCTTTTTACATTAAAGGTTTTATTTCTAAGTCACTTGATTTAGATAAATTCTATATAAAAAATAATGTCATAAAGAATTATGCTTATGATTCACAACTTACAAAAGATAAATTATACCCCTCTAAAGATTATGTTAATTTAAGCCAAGATGAAAATGTATTAAGACTAAATCAATATTTTGTTGACTTTTACAAGTTATATCACAAAGAAAATATCGAGATAATGCACAACTACGGTATTTTTTTAAATCAAAATCAATCAATAAATTTACATAATCACATTAATGATTACGACCTTACTAACAGTCCAGAGATTTCTGTATTGTATGTAGTTGATTGCAATGATGATTCTTTAAATGTTGAATTTCAATTTCATAAAAGACTTACAAGAAATTCAAAAAAAATGGTTACTCTAAAACAAAATGATTACCTTGTATTTAATTCAAATTTACAACATGGCATATTAGCTAATAAAAATAATAAACCAATTTTACTTTTATCTTTTCAATTTAGAGTGAGATCTGATCAAATATAAATGACCTTAGATAATTACTGGTATTACTTTCAAGATGCATTACCAAGTCGTTTTTGTGATGACATTATTGCTTTTGGTAATGAGCAAGTTGCTCAAACAGCAAGTGTTGAGGGCTTTCAAGGTAATGTAGATAATCAAAACGATGTATCAAAACTTTATAAAACAAGAAACTCTTCAATAGTTTGGATGAATGAATTATGGATATGGAGAGAAATAGAGCCTTATCTAAGAGAAGCTAATAAAGCGGCAGGTTGGAATTATGATATTGTCTCTCCTGAAAGTTTTCAATTTACAAAGTACACAGAAAATCAACATTATAGTTGGCATCAAGATGCTTTTAATAAACCTGACAAAGAAGGATTAATACGTAAAATTTCTTTAACTCTTTCATTAGAAGACGGTGACAAATATGAAGGTGGAGACTTTGAATTTGATTTAAGAAATGACAGTGAAAGTAAACCTGTCATGATGAAATGTGCAGAGGCTAGAAAAAAAGGTACATTAATATTCTTTCCCTCTTATGTTTGGCACAGAGTTACCCCTGTAACATCAGGAATAAGATATTCTTTAGTTATATGGAACAGAGGTTTACCTTATAGATAGGAGAAGTAATGAAAAAACAATCAACAGGTAATCATTTTCAAGATAATCATTATGTAGTTATAAGAGAGGCAATCAGTTCTGATTTAGCTAGTTTTGTTTATAATTACTTTCAAAATAAACGTGCAGTAGCACAAAAGCTTTTTGAGGAAAAATACATTTCTCCTTATGAGCAGTCGTGGGGACATTGGAATGATCGACAAGTGCCTGGGACTTATTCTCATTATGCTGATGTAGCAATGGAAACTTTACTCCTACGTGTCATGCCTGTTATGTCGTACATTACAGAATTAGAGTTAGTTCCGTGTTATTCCTATGCTAGAATATATAAATATGGTGATGTCTTACACAGACATAAAGATAGACCTGAATGTGAAATCTCAACTACTATAAATTTGGGTGGAGATAATTGGCCTATATATTTAGATCCTTCTCAAGGAGAAGGCAAAGAGGGTATTAAGGTAGATTTAAATCCTGGTGACATGTTAGTTTACAAAGGTGAAAAACTAGAACATTGGAGAGAGCCTTTTCAAGGATATGATTGTGGTCAAGTTTTTTTACACTACAATGACAAAAAAGGACCTTTTCAAGAAAAAAATAAATTTGATCATCGACCTATATTAGGATTACCAAGTGATTTAAAAAAATTTAATGCTTAAAGAAGAATTATTTGACATAAAGAGTTTTATTGGTGGATGGTACATAGACAAATTATTATGTGATGCACTTATCGATTTTCATGAAGCAAATAAAGATAAAGTTGTGCAAGGCACTGTTGGAAAAACAATCGTAGACAAGAGCACTAAAGACAGTCTAGATCTTCGTTGTCGTCCAAACGGACATCCCGTGATAAAAGAATATCAACAACAATTACAAAAATGCCTTGATTTATATTTAGAAAGATATGAGTCAGCTAACAATGTTAATTATTTTGCTGTTCATGAAAATATTGCAATACAAAAATATAAGATTAATGGTGGATTTAAAAAATGGCATTGTGAAAATCAAGGTTATTCTGGAAACATTCAAAGATATTTAGTTTTTATGACATATTTAAATGATGTTAAAAACGGAGGCACAGAATTTAAATATCAAAAAATTAAAACTGAAGCAGTGAAAGGACTTACGCTCATTTGGCCAGCTTTTTTTACACATACTCATAGGGGCGTAATATCAAACGAAGATGAAAAATACATCATTACGGGATGGTTCAGTTTTAATGAAGGAGAACAAAATGATTAAGCCGGAAGAATTAAAAGATAAAAATTTTAAAATATTTTTAGGAATGCCCATGTATGGTGGCATGGTCTCAGAAGCGACAGTTCATGGATTACTAGAATTACAACAATGGAGTATGGCAAAAAAGGTTGGACTACGATTTCAATCCATGGGTAATGAAAGTTTAATAACTAGAGCTCGTAATACAATTGTTTCCATGATGATGGATCAAACTGATTTTGTAGCAACGCATTTATTATTTATTGATGCTGATATTGGTTTTCAGTGGCAAAATATTGAAAGATTATTATGTGCAGACAAAGACATAGTTTGTGGTATTTACCCTAGAAAACATATCTATTTAGAAAAAGTAAAAAAGATATTAGAAGAAAATCCTAATGCAACTCCTGACGAAATAGAGGCAAAAGCTTTAGGTTATAATGTTAACTTTGACAATCCAGAATTAATAAAAGGAGAGAACGGTTTTTTTAAAGTTAATGAAGCAGCTACAGGTATGATGCTAGTTAAAAGAGAAGTGTTTCGCACGATGATGAAAAAATTTCCAGAGCGTAAGTATGAGTCTGATCAAATTGTAAATGGAGGGTATTACAGATCTGATAATTGTTATGACTTATTTGCTGTTGGTCCTTATCAGACATTAGATAAAAAAAGATATTTGTCTGAAGATTACTACTTCTCAAGACTATGGACTGAAGAGTGTGGTGGAGAGATATGGGCAGATTTATCCATGCCTTTAACACATTTTGGTAACAGAGCATTTAAAGGTCACGTTGGGACTTTAGTGGCGGAAAAAAAATAATGGAAATAAAATCATTAGATAATGACAACGGTTACATATTAGATGATGTACCAGTTCATATTTTTGAACAATTAAAATTACATATACAAGATGTAAACTTACCTGAAGCTAATAAAGATTTAGCAGGTAACATATCTAAAGAGTTTCATTTACCAAAAGGGCCAGAAATTCTTCAATCATATATTCTTGAATTAAAAGATATTTATACTCAAAGATTTAAAATAATGGATCATTATACTATTCTTACAGATTCATTACCTTTTTGTTTAAATAGCACATGGGTAAATTTTCAAAAAAAATATGAATTTAATCCAGTGCATGTTCATTCAGGACTTTTTAGTTTTGTTATATGGATACAAATACCTTACACAAAAGAAGAAGAATTAAATTCTGAACACTGTAAAGCAAGTAATACGAAAGCTGCAGGTGCCTTTTCTTTTGTATATCCTGATATACAAGGAAACATACAATCTGATATTATATGTGCTGATAAAAATTATGAAGGAAGAATAGCTTTTTTTCCTGCGAGGATGGCACATTGTGTTTATCCTTTTTACACATCAGATCAAGAGAGAATAACTGTATCAGGAAATGTTTTTTTAGAAGTAAATAATGAATATAAAAATACTACAACATAATGAATTTTCTTTATTTGCTGTATACGTTTTAGAGGACTTTTTAAGTGAACAAGAAAATTTGTTAGTCACTGAAGAAGTAAAAAAATGTATACAGGAGGATAATTTACTTACTAATAAAACTAACGTTCATGCCGAAATGACATCTTGGCAATCAGCTTTAAAAAGGGAAAACCTAGAATTTTTCTTTAAAAAGGTAGCTGACATGGTGATGATTATTTATAAGATGAGGGAACCCAATCCTAACCGAGCACAAGAGTTAACTTTTTTTGACTCGTGGGCAATGAAACACAATAAAAATGACTACACAAGAAACCATATTCACGGCTCAACAATGTTTTCTGGTAGCTACAATTGTTTAGTTCCAAGCTCTGATCAATTTATGTTTTTTCCAGATTTTACAGATAATGTTCAAATGAAGTCAAATCAACTAATATTCTTTCATGGACTTGCAAAACATAGTGTAAATAAGAACTCTTCACATAATCCACGATATTCTCTTGCTTTTAATATGGAAATTGATTCATAGTTAGAATATATTATGCCCTATGCCCTTAGTTAACTTTAGACCAGCACCAGGCATCAATAAAGAAGTGACCGACTACACAGGCGAAGGCAAGTGGACGGACGGTGATAACGTACGCTTTTTTCAAGGATTGCCACAAAAAATCAAAGGATGGGAGAAGTTTATCTCCACAACCTTAGTAGGTGTTGCACGTGATCAACATGCTTGGGTAGCTTTAGATGGCACGAGGTATAATGCTATTGGGACAGATAGAAAACTGTATGTCGTAGAGGAAGGCCTAGCCTATGACATTACACCTATAAGAGAAACACAAGCCTTAACTAATCCATTTACTACAAATGCAACAACATCCGTTGTTGTGACAGATACCTCTCATGGTGCTCAAAAAGGTGATTTTGTAACTTTTGATTCTTTCTCTGCAATTGATGGTCTTGACATGAATAAAGAGTTTGAGATTACCTCTATTGCTAATAGTGATGCTTATGTTGTAACAACAACCGCTGCTGCGTCAGGATCTACTTCTGGTGGTGGTGGATCAGGTAACGCAAAGTATCAAATATCAATAGGTCCTGAGCTTTCTACATCAGCTTTTGGTTGGGGCACAGACACTTGGGGTGCGGGAGGTTGGGGCTCACCTTCGACAACATCAAATGTGACATTAGAGGCAAGACAATGGTCACTTGATAATTTTGGTGAAGATTTGATAGCCACAGTTTTAAATGGTGGAGCTTTTCAATGGGATACTTCAGTGGGCGTAAGCACTAGAGCTGCTGCTATATCTGGAGCTCCTACAGCATCAAGATTAAGTTTAGTTTCAACCCCTGACCGACATTTAGTTTTTATGGGAACAGAAAATACGATTGGCTCATCAAACTCTCAAGATGATTTGCTTATTAGATTCTCTGATCAAGAAGATATTACTACTTATCAACCAACAGCAGAAAACACTGCTGGTTCTCTTCGTATTGCTGATGGATCACGAATCGTGGCAGCAGAGAGATCAAGAGGTCAAATACTCGTGTGGACAGACACCTCATTACATTCCATGCAATTTATCGGACCACCTTTTACGTTTGGATTACGTCAACTAGGTCAAAACTGTGGAATCATTGGTAGTCATGCAGGTATTGATTTAAATGGTGTTGCTTATTGGATGTCTCAAGATTCTTTCTTCTTGTTTGATGGTACAGTTAAAAAACTACCATGCACAGTAGAACAATTTGTATTTAATAATATTAACATTACAGGATCAGAAAACGCCTTTGCAGGGCATAATGGTGAGTTTAATGAAATAATGTGGTTTTATCCTAGAACAGGATCAGATCAAATAAATGCTATTGTTGCTTATAATTATTTAGAACAAACATGGTGGACTGGAACATTATCAAGAACTACATGGATTGATAGAGAAGTTTATGAAAACCCAGTTGGAACCGAATATCTATCTACTACCATAGCTAATAATGAAACAATCTCAGGATTAACAGATGGTGCAACACAATTGTATTTACATGAAACAGGCAATGATGCAGATGGAGAGGCCATGATTGCTTTTGTTAAATCAGGCTCTGTTGAAATAGGTGAGGGCAACGATTTATTATTTGTTTCCAAGTTAATTCCAGATGTGCAGAATCAAGAGGGAACATTAAATGCAAAGCTAGAGTTTAAAAATTATCCAAACACTAGCACAAGCACTATTAAAACAGCAACCTTTACTGATGCCACCGAGTTTGTTAGTTTAAGAGGACGAGGAAGAGAATTCACAGTCAATGTTGTTTCAAATACCACTGGCACAGCATGGAGATTAGGAACACAGCGTTTTGATATACAACCTGATGGTAGAAGATAATGGCTAAATTAGTATTACAAAGGTTCCCAGATCCTAGAGATGAATATCAAAGAGAGCAACAAGCTGAACTTATTAGACAACTAGAGGAATTAGTGCAACAATTAAACACTCAATATACACAAGATACTCAAGAGGAATCCACAAGAAGAACGTGGTTTTTTAAATAAATGGCTGACGTTTTTAAAAGATTTATTGCAAATTTGACAACTACAGATTTAACAACTGTTTTTGAAGTGCCTACTGCAAACGTAGCGTCAACACCACCAACACCAGTTTCTACATTTATAGTGCAAACTATAAATACACATAATTATGACGGATCAAGTGCGGTAACTGTTAATTTTGACCACAATAATGGAAGTGCTGATTTTCAAATATTTCAAGTAGATGTATCAGCATCTGATACGAATACAATAAGCACAAGTATGGTCTATCAAGAGGGAGATAAAATGAAGGTACAGGCTAACGCTGCCTCAAGGGCAATAATTGAGGTATCTTTATTAGAGGTAAAACAGCAACAATAATGTCTCCTTTTCAACTGTTACAAGTTTGGAGAAATAAACCTTTTAAAAAAACAAACTATGAAAATATCAAAGCATTCTATGATGATTATAAATACGTAGAAATGAAACCTAATTCACAGATTAGTTTGACAGAGGGACTGTTTCATATCATTTTACCTCACCCTGGAGAATGGGTGAAACAAAATTTCAAATTAGAAAGATATATAACTTTATGTAATGAAACTAATTCATTCTTATATTTTACTTTAAAGCAGTCATTACTTTTTGACGATGAGCAAGAATACAAACTGCACGTAAAAAATGGTGTGAACCTTGCAAATTGACTTATTTTCAATACCTATTTGGATAGGTAATATTGATACATCAAAAATTATTCTTGATACTAAAGAATTAAAACCGACTTTCGGATCTGAATTAAATACAACATTTGATGATGGGGAAGGCAGTAAAGTCACACAAGATAGTATTGATTATTTAAACTCAGTAATTATTGGCCAGTTGAATAATTTTTTTAAAAGAAATTATGTGATTGACATTACTAATATTTGGGAAAATCATTATAATCAAGATGATTTTCAAGAAAATCATATACATGCTAATTCTGATCTTTCTTTTATAATTTATAAGAAAATTAAAGAAGCTAGGACACAATTTGTAAATCCATCCGCAAAACTTTTAGATGCATTTTATTCAAGCTGTATCATAAAAAAAAATATATTAGGTCAAGAATTTTTTGTTCCAGAGTGTAGAGAAAACCAAATTGTAATTTTTCCTAGCTATTTAGAACACTTTGTGAGAAAAACAAATGATGCTATAACAATAGCAGGTAATTTAAATATTACATTTGAATGAGATTCATAGAAGATAAATTAATTTTTATAAGTAAAATTAGAAATTATGCAGATAATAATAAAAAAATACTCGCATGCATAGATGGATTAAACGATAAAGGTTTATCTTCTACTAATGAACAAATAACAAAAACTGATTGGGACAGTGTAAACTCAAAGAAAGATTATTTTTTTCACATTGATTGGGATGTAGACAAACATTTGGAAAAACAATGTGCTATCTTAGGAGCTAATGAAGCTGAGATAGATAAGGTATGGTATCAACAATATAGAACTAATTCATCTCATGGGTGGCATACACACGCAGGCGCACATTTTAGCAATGTATACTTTGTTGAATGTAAGAAAGGACAACAAACAGAATTTAAAAATTTTGATATTGAAGTAGAAGAAGGAGATTTAATTAGTTTTCCAGCATTTTTACCTCACAGGTCAAAAGAAATTATTGATAGTAGAAAAACAGTAATAGCTTTTAATACTCAAATACATGGATTGTAAAGTCATAGATAATTTTCTTCCACAAGATATTTTTAACAATATTCAAGAATTGTTAATTAGTGATAAGTTTGGGTGGTTTTATTGCAATGCAGTGGGAAACCCCTTAGATGATGAAGATGATTATTATATTCATCATTTTTTTGAAGATGGTAAAATTCATAGTCTATACTTTGAAAAAGTAATGATCCCTATTTTGTGCAGATTATCTTTTTCGACTAATAATTTAGATAGAGCAAGAGCAAATATGTATACGAAAAAAGAAGAGAGATTTATTCATGATTTACATAATGATTCAGATAATAAACACGTTGTAGGTTTATTTTCCTTAAATACAAATAATGGATTTACAATGTTTGATGATGGAAGAAGGTTTAAATCCACAGCAAATAGAATGCTTATATTTGACGGATCTCAAAGACATTGTAGTGTCACACAGACTGATACGAATATAAGATACAATATCAACATTAACTTCGTATAGAAAAGCTATTGATTTCCTAAGTTTTCGCCTATAAAACTATAGTATGGCGAAAATTGTAGATGAACCTAAAATCTTGCGTTACGACATGATTGATGGTGAAAAAGTCCCTGTTTATAGTGCTAAAGTAGAAACTACAATAACAAACACTAAAACAGGTCAAGAATATAATTCACATGAGGAGTGTCAGGCCGACATTGACAATCCTGATACAGAAACAACAGAGGAACATATTAGAAGAGATGTTCACGTAACGGCTCCTAATGTATTTGCTGGAGCACACACACTACCGGAGTAAAAATGTTTAAAAAGATTTTTTCAGCAGCAAAGAACTTACTTAAAAGTCCTGTTGGACAAATCGGTATTGGATTACTATTACCCACATTCGCACCCGCTCTTGGCACTATGGCTAAAGCAGGAGGACTTAAAGGTTTAGTCGGTGGTATTGGATCTTTTGCAGCGGCAAATCCCATGCTTACTCAAGCTGGTCTGGGTTTACTTGCAGGTGATAAGCCTGCGAACGTTGCAAGAAACGTAGCCCTCGGATCACTGACCAGGGGCATTGATGCACTAGGTAAAGGCAATACATTTATGAGTGGTGTTCAAAGTGGTTTTGGTATAACTCCTGCTGGCGCAACAGAACAAATTTTTGACCCAGTTTCTGGTGCTATGAGAGATTCACTTGTAACTCCTTCAGCTATAAAAAAGCCAGGATTTTTAGAAGGCTTAATAAAAAAAACGAAAGTTATAACAAATGCAGATGGTTCACAATCCGTCGTTCCAGTTACAGACTTCTTTGAAAAATATGGCACTTTATTAAAATTAGGTTCTGTTGGTGCAACTGTTGCAGCAGCAGCAATGACTGATGAAGAAAAAGAATTTTTTTATGACCCGAATAGAAACCCTTACTTAAAAACAGGTAGTGCTGACAAAGACTTCTTTGAAGATATAAACCCTTATTACTCAATGAACCAAGGTGGAGGAGTGATGGACTTTCCTGAAAAAGACGGTATGATTAATGGTCCAGGTGACGGTCAATCCGACGATATCCCTGCAATGCTCTCCGATGGCGAATTTGTAATGACTAAGCAAGCAGTAATGGCTGCTGGCAACGGAAATAGAAGTGAAGGCACAAAAAAAATGTATGACATAATGAATTCATTAGAAGATAAAGCAAGAAACATGGGAATAGGAAGAGTCTAATGTCGCCAGAAGAATTACAAAAATTAATTGCACAACAATATGGTAACGTGCTAACTGCTGGTCAAGCTTTAACATCAAAACCAAAACCTATACCGACTCAAAAAGTTGTTCAACCTTCCGCTGCTATAGGTCAAGCCACTAATTTAGCTGCAAATGCTGCTACAACTGGACCAGATTTTTTTGGTATGGGTGTGGGTGCACTACAAGGTGCTCAATCAGCTATTGGCAATGCCATGGCAACGTCAGCTCAAACAACCGGGGCCTACGATCCACAGTCTTATCAAGCTTTTATGAATCCTTTTCAACAAGAGGTTATTGATCGATATACCCAAGAAATGCAAAGACAGTTTGACATCACTGGTCAACGTAGAAAAGCAGATGCTATCAGTGCAGGCGCTTTTGGTGGTGGTCGTGAGGGTGTATTAGAGGCAGAGGCACAAAGAGGTTTTCAACAACAATTAGGTACTGGCATCGCTGGTCTTTTATCATCAGGTTTTCAAACTGCACAACAACAAGCTCAACAAGCATTTGAAAATCAAAGAAAAGCACAACAAGCACAAGCAGGTTTAACACTTGCTGGTGGTGAATTAGGAACTGGTATTGGTCAGCTCTTTGGAACATTCGGTGTACAAGCACCAACAACACAAGCAAATTTAGCAGCACAACTAAGTCAATTAGGAGTTACAGAAACTGCTGCACAACAACAAGCAGCACAACAAGCATTTCAAAATCAAATGGCTCAGTTTAGACAACCATATGATCAATTAACATTTCAAGCTGGTTTACTTGGTGGTGCGGCGCCAGCCTTCATGTCACCAGCAACACCAGGTATGGGTAACCCACTTTTACAAGGAATAAGTGCATTAGGCGGGTACGCAAGATAAGGAGGGTCAATGAGTTCTACAGGATATGACACTCTTAGCGATTTTAAAATCGATCTCACAGTTGATCCTATTCAACCAATAAATTCTATTAGACCACATCAAGGTGGTGGTAAATTTACTATTTCTGATCAGATGGAGACACCAACTCCAGAGATGGAAGCTAACGCTGCCACGAGCATGCAACAAGCTACTCAAGAAGTTGACGTTACATCTTACATGAATGCGATGGCAAATCAGTTTGCTGGTCAATACTTACCAGTAAGAGATCAAAGAAGAGCTTACGCTGATCAATATTACAAAGCTCTAGGTTTAGGCAGTCGATATAATCCTGCTGATTTTGAAGCTGAGATCAGACAATCTTTAGGTGAGTTACCAAAAAGAAGTGGTTTAGATTCTACTTTGAACTTTGTTATCGATGCTTTAAATGGCAGAACACAGTTTAAAGGTGTTGCAGGTGCACTTGATGTATTAGCACAAGCTACTGGTAAAGCGTTAGGTCGAGCAGAGCAAGATCGTTTAAACAGAATTAATTATCAAATGAAAGTTGGAGAGCTTGCTGTTCAACAAGCACAAGACGCCAATAAAATCATTATGGAAAAAGAAGCTGACTTTTTCTTAAAAATGATGGGTTATGACAATGAAGACATGACCAAGTTTATGAGTTTTAATGCAGACATTTTAAAAGATGTATCAGAGCATAATTTAGATGTGCAAAAAGAAAGAATTAAATCTTCTTTAGCGATGTTAAATAATTTAGATGCACCTTTAAATGTAAGTTATATAGATAACACTGGAGCCAGACAAACGGGTATGGCAAAGATGGTCGCTTCTGATGTTGGCCCACAATTAATGTTAGGTCGTCTTATGGACTTACCTGATGGTAGAAAAGTACAAATATATGATATTCCTATTGATGTAAGTAACGCAACTATCATTGGCAAAAGTCAACCAGGCACAGAGGCTGCAACATTAGCGAGTATGACACCATCATCTCAAAAGATTGTAGAAGGTGTTCAAGACTTTGCATCTTTAGATGGTATTAGAACAGACATTTCGAATATCTTAATTACCGCTTCTAATGACATAAACAAGTTAGGTTTGCCAGGTAACATACAAAGTGTTATTCAGACTGTAGGATTTAACATTGAATCAATCTTAAACGAACTATCTAAAAATTCTGGTGGTAGTGGTGCCGTTGGTACAAATGCGACCAACAAAGGTGAGATGTTTTTTAATAGGGATCAATTAAAATTTGATGATTACGATCAAGAGGAAACAACTATAACTTTAACAGATCTACCAAAAGGCAATAACCCTTTTGCAACCACAACAAAAGATGTGTCTGTGTCTATGAATGATTTATTTAGTGAAGACTGGTTTGTCAGTCAAGGTTATGACACCAGTTATGCAGAAAACAAAGTTCGTGAAAACTTTATTATTTATGGTTTAGCAAGAGCTAACAAACCTACCGGTCGTTTGAACGTGGATGATATCAAACGTGCGAGTGATGCTATATCTATTTATGGTGCAAAAGCTCCTCAAGATGTGATCGCTGCGTTGAAAGAGGTTGATCGCAAAATTAGACAAGCTCAACAAGGTTTAATACGTGCTTATCCTGAGATTATACTTCGAGATCCTACGTTCTCTAATCCTGATAAAACAAATGAAATTTTAAAAGGCTTAGGATTAGATCCTAATGATTTTGAAACATACTTAAATCAATTAACACAATCAGGAACAAGTCCTGATGCTAATGCTATTCAAAGTGAACAACCACAAAATGAACAACAAAGAACAGTGCCCAATGAGTTTGATAATGAAGGTGAAGCTGTAGATATCGATGACTTATTTAGTATATCTGTTGAGGGAGTAATTTAATGGAAGAAGATAATATTGTACAAATAGGTTCTTTCTTACCTGGCGCTAAAAAAGGTAAGCCAATTACTTTAATGAAAGGCACACCTAATCAAAAAACATTAATGTTAGAAATGCCTGGTGGTAAGATGTCTGCTCAAGATTTACAGACTATAAAAAAAGCCTATGGCTTACCTGCCGATATAAGTTTTCAACAAACACAAGACCTCTTAAAAAAAATTGAAGCAAGTGACAGACAATCAGTTTTACAAAGTATTGATCAGTTTGAAAAAGGCACACCAGAATACTTTGGAGAACTAGCGGGTCAAACTGCTGATGCAATTGCAAGAGATCAATTAATAAAAGATCCAATGAACTTTTATTATAATCAAGCAGCAAAAGAGTTTTCAATACCTAACCCCGGTTCTTACATTCCTTTTTTAGGTCAGTATTTACCTGATGATATAAGACTACCACAAGATTTAGTTTCTAAACCTTCGTTTGAAATGATTGGTGGCATGACTGGTGTAACAGCAGCGCAAACTGCAAAGATTCTTGGCACACGAAATCCTTTTGCTTTATTAACACCACAAGAATTATATGGCTCTGAACTTTTAGGAACCTCTGCTGGTAATGCAGCATATGTTTTAGGCAATAATATTTTAAGAAGTTTATTAGATTTACCTGAAGAAAGTTTAAAAGATCAAGGTTCACAGTTTTTATATGACACAATGTTAAATACAATGTTTACAGGTGGTGCTGCAGCATTAGGGCCAGTCTTTAATCATACTAAAGGATTTATTGGCAAAAACATTTTTGGTATTGATCCAACTAAAAAGAATTTACAAAAACTTGCAGAGATATCTGACACCTATGGTATGCCTCTTGGTATTATTCAAGCAACAAACATGCCTTTCTGGAGAGCTTACAGTAAAGTGATTGGTGTTTTACCATGGGTAGGTAAGGAATTTGGTAGACAGCAGCAAGCAGTTCAAGAAGGTTCTAGACAATATTTAGGCAAGTTGATGAATTCTGTTGCTCCTTTACAAACTGTATCGATGTTAGGAAAGGATTTATCAAAGATGATGCAAGATAATTATGAGTCTGTAAGAGCTGCTCAGCGATATTTATATGAAAACTTTGAAGAGTACGCAAAAAAATTAAAAGGTAAAAAAGTTATAAACATTGATAACTTTAGAAATTTAGCAGAAGAAACAAGAAAAGCTTATCAAGAAGGTATACCTGGTTTGAGAACAGGTGAGCAGTTTAGATATCCTGGCTCTCGTTCTCAAGAGTCATTTGGAGAGTTATATAAGATGTTAAGCAATCTTGAACCAAACATTACAATGGAACAAGCCATTACACTTCGTCAAATGTTTAATGATTTTGCTGTAAACTTTAAAACTGAATTCAAAGGAAAAATACCAGAAAATCAAGCACAGGCATTAAGTAATTTAGCTGTTATGTTAGAAATGGATATTAGTAATCTTAAAAATATTGGTAATGAAATTGATGACGTTGTGTTTAATACTGCGTTGAAAAAACTTTCTGCTGCGAATGATTATTTTGCAGCAACTATTCCTGATTATACAGGAGGCGTTGCATCTAATTTAAAACAAGTCAATGCTAATATATTTGGCCCTGGACCTGACACGAGATATGGCATGATGTACACAAAAGAAGTTTTCGATGTAATTCTACAGAGAGCTAAAAATGATCCAGAGGCTATGAAGCATTTATTAGAATTATCCAAAGCAACTCCAGAACAAATTCAAGCTTATAAAAAAGCAGGTAATAAATCAGGTGTCGTTGTCGAGATCGATGCTTTGGTTAAGGACATGGATAAAAATAGTCCTACCTACAATCAAACTGTTAAAAAGAAAATTCCAGTTACAAGTGTTGCTCCAAATGCAGGACAACTCAAAGTAGTAAGAAGATTACTTGATGATGCTCTAAATGATTCATTAGCTGGCCTTCCCGTTGGTGTCACACCAAATCAATATTTAAATGTTACATCTGCTAGTCCAGAACTAATACAGAAAAAAGGATTAAAAGGTGCAGCTCCAGAAATGTTAGAGTTTGGTCAAGTAGAATTTAGTCCGCAAATGTTTGCAAAAAAATTAGGTCTAGATAGTGAAGATGGTATTGAAGTTTTAGAAACAGCATTAAAAGGCACAGGAGTTAGTGTGCAAGGTATTAGAGATTTCTTATCAGCAGCAGACGCTGCCGGTGCATTTATTGTTAATGATCCTTCTACATTCGTAACTAGAAGAATTACCTTGAGTGGCTTTAAAGGTATCATGTTAGGTTCTGCGATTGGAACTGGTGCAGGTGGTTTTGTTGCAATGAATCCTGTTATGACTGCTTTAATGTTAAAATATGGATCTAAACTTTTGACTGATCCTAAAGCTCTTAAAGCATTTACTGATGTGTATATTGATGCGGTGAAGTTCCCTACAAAAGATCCTCTTACAAAGTCAAGAAGAAATGACATTTTAGCTTGGGCTAGTGAGTTCTTACCAACAGATGAAGAGTTAGATCAACAAGACTTTATAAAAGATATTGATCAATCAATTATCAGCTTAATACAAAATCCAGCAGGAAAACTTGAACAAAATGCTGCAAGAGATAAACAAATAGAACTAATGACAGAACAACCAACAGGTCGTGATTTAGAAACATTACGTGATATTGATAGAAGAATTACACCTGATACTGAGGAGCAGCGTTTTTATGATACGACTTTTCAACCAGACGTTTCATTACAACCAAACATACCTGGAACACAACTTAATCCACAAACAAGAAGTGATTTAGCATTTGGAACTTTAGATGACGCATTAGAAACACAAATGATGAACAGAGGAATAGGCACATTATGATCGCTTTAGATGCAGTTACACCGTTAAGTCAGATACCTGAAAAACCAAGAAAGGTTATTAGAATGCAAACTGGTGGTGATGCAATTGAAAAACTTGCAGAGGGTCCACCAGAAAACATAGATATGTTACCTAGGTTTGAGGGCTTTGAACCAGGACCTAATCAGTTTATGTTATCAGAAGAAGAGACAGTAATATCTAGTGAGCCTAATTTAATGTCAGAACCCACACCAAATACATTTCCTATACCGGTCCCTAAGAATATGCCCATACCAAGTGAGCCATCATTTGACACTGGAAAACAAGAGTTTCCAGGACCAGGTATGAAAATGCAAGATTTTATTTTTAATACGCCTTCGATTAGACCACAAGAAGTATATCCCATGGACCCCGATCCAGGAATCATGGGCATCATGCCAAATCCTAATATGATTGGTGGCATGCCACAATTATTACAAGCCAACTTGCAAAATGTTGGGAACAATGGTATTATGGATTTTGATTTAATAGGAAAGTTAAACTATGAAAAACCTGTGGGCAGTTATCCAATTTAAAATTAAAAATTTATTTAAGAAAGGAGATCCCGATGAACATCAAGAACATTGGGGAATAGGATCATGATTGATTTAACA